ACATCCCGCACTCCCTCCGAAAAACCGTCCCGTTCTGCTGTTACCGAATCGAATCAATCAACGGCAGAATTGCGAAAATCCCCTACAACCCCGTCACCGGGGGCAGAGCTCAGACGAATAACTCACAGACTTTCACCGACTTCCAAACCGCCCTGAGTGCAGTTCACAACTACAACGGACTCGGCTTTGAGGTTACCGAAACTCCCGAACCCGAGGACGGTGTTTTCACTATAAGCTACCCGCTCGGCGGATTCAATCAACAAACTCTCGACAATCTCGAAAAAATGGTAATCACAAAAGGCGAACTCATCAAAGCCGCTCTCGGTGCGGAAAACTCCAACATTCGCCGCCTTATGATTCAAAATCTTGATGGAAACTCCGGGCATCGACACGCCGATGCTGAACTCCGCAAGCCTCGCGGGGAGAGGGTGCAGAAGGAAGTGGTGAGCGTGAGGTTCACTTCCGAAATGCTCGACAAACTCCCGACCGTTTCATCTTCGTACATACATTCGGTGCATATATGTGTGGCTGGATTTTTCTTGCACTCTGAACAATCAAACGCCGGAGCGATATTCCGTGCAAGCAATCGTACCGATGCCTGTTGTTTTGGGCGGGTGGTTTCGCCGATTATAGTAATATCAACATATGTTGTCGAACCGAAATCATAATCGTAGAACAACTCGTCACCAACATTGAACTTTTCGAGTTTACGCGATTTCGGGATTTCGTTTCTGCCGTCCGAATCTGAGGCAAAACGACTCATATGTCCGCAACACTTGAGCCATATCCCCTGCAGAAACTTGTCGATGTATTCAAGTTTTTTCGTTTTTGGAATATCGGCATAAAGCCAAAAATCAGCATATTCGGTGCTTTCGATTTTTAATAAATAGCAGTCTTCCCCCGCCTCACTCGTGTTATGTTCTTTTATAATATGATTCTGCATTGCCCTTTTACCGAGGGTAATACCGCACTGATAACAATTCCCGCGTTTTGAAAGTATTTCTTTTGCCATTGACAAATTCCCTTTCTGAAAAATTTTATCACCAATCAAATTCCTCTTCCTCAACTGTCTTCATTGTCGCCAACCATTCCGGCATTTCTTCTTTTATAGTTTCGCACAACATATCATAATTTTCCTGTTTGATTACACCTTTTTCGAGCATGAGAGCATAAAACTTCTTAAAACTCGCGGAATTTCCTTTAATGTTTGAGCAACTCGCCCACGAGGTTTTGCGAATAAACCAATCACCTAAAAAACCACTGAGATTAGCACAACTACACCCCGCCGTAACGTCTTGAATATCATAACGCACCAAATACTCGTTGATATAAAAATCAACATTTGATACGTGATTGTCAATTGTCTTTTTCGTTAATCCCTTATCTTTGAGGTGTTGTTCAAAAGCCTCTAAATGCACTTTATTAGCCGCTCGAACTTTATTTGCGGCTTTTTCATAACGGTCAAAGGCGGCTTTCGCCTCATCGGGTTTCATTCCTATCAACATTGACAAATCCCCTTCTGAAAAAATACAACTTGTCCATAGAAATATAGCACGGACAATCTGCATAAAATATTACATGAATAATTTCGAGTACAACCCCTCGCGGTTTGCATTATCCGATTCACACTACGACAAACTCGCCGCCGACATCGCCTGTGGATTCATTTCCTGCCTCAAGCATCCGGGCGGTCAGTGGGCGGGTGAGCAGTTTGAACTCATCGAATGGCAGGAGCAGATTATCCGTGATTTATTCGGAATCAAGAAACCTAACGGCTACCGACAATTCCGCACGGGATATATCGAAATCTCGAAAAAGCAGGGCAAGTCAGAGCTTGCCGCCGCAGTCGCGCTTCTGCTGACTTGTGCCGACCGTGAACCGAGAGCCGAAGTCTACTCGTGTGCCTCCGACCGCCGCCAAGCCAGTATCGTTTTCGATGTTGCTTGCGATATGGTCGACCAGTGCCGTGAACTGCGAAAGTTCATTAAACCTATTATATCAGAAAAGAAGTTAATTTACAAGCCCCTAAACAGTTTTTATCAAGTTTTATCTTCGGAATCGTGCTCGAAACATGGTTTTAATGTTCACGGACTCATCTTTGACGAGTTACACGCACTCCCCGATCGCCGATTTTTCGATGTCATGACTCACGGTTGTCGGAGGCAGTGAAGGTTCTACAAATGGCAGAATCATGATATGAGTACACTGCTTGAAAAAGTCAAGGCGAATTTGATTCTTGAGCATGACGAAGATGATGTTCTGCTGATGGATTTGATTATGTCTGCGATTGATTATGCTGAGTCATATCAGAACCACAAGCCGGGTGCGTACAAGAAAAAGAAGATGTCTCCGACTACCGAGCGGGCAGTGATTATATTGTCATCGCATTTTTATGAGTCGCGGGACGGCTCGACTGGCGGGTTCTTTGCCGACAGCGTTCCGGCGGGGCAACAAGTGTGGAATACGGTGAATATGTTGTTGCGGTTGAATCGGGTGGATTGGGTGTGATTTTATATTTAATAGTATAGCACGAATTAAAGTGTTCTGTCAAGGAGTGATGCATTATGACTGATATTCAAAAGCAAACCGTAACAGAAATGCGGAAACAAGGTACGAAACTCGCTGACATCTCTACGAAAGTCGGAATCCGAGAAAGCACAGTAAAATCCTATTGTTGGCGGCATAATATAAAGCCGGGACAAACACTCCCGCCGAAACCCAATAAGAACCACTGTCAAAACTGTGGGCAAGTAATAATCCAAGAACCGAGAATGAAACCAAAGAAGTTCTGCTGCGATAAATGCCGGAGCATTTGGTGGAACAAGAACCGCCGTTACTTCAATACTCGAATTCGCACTTCCGAATGTGCCTATTGCAATAAGCAGTTCGAGAAAGTCGGCAACACTCCGCAGAGGTTTTGCACTCACGCTTGCTACATAAACTCACGATTCGGGGAGGTGACTTCGGAATGATGACTTCCGATAAATTTCAAGATGAGGTTGATTTTGGTGTTACCATGTTACTCGTACGTGAAATGCTGACCGCTAAAATTATCACTCAGATTGAATTTGCGAAAATAGAGAAGATGTACAAAGCGAAATACAAACCCGTATTTCAAGGTTTTTCAAGCCAATAAATCTGCATAAAACCTTGACTTTTCGCGGTTTTTAAGGTATAATGGTATCAAGCCAAAATCGCCGAAAGGAGGCAAACAAGTTTGCTATATACTGAAGAAAGGAATCGTGTGATAACCGGAAACAATTGGATACCTATATCCGGCAAAACACACTGGTGTGTCCGGTGAAAATCAAGCAAATAAAACACGCACCATCGCTCGCGAAAGCCAAGCGCGTCGCGGCATATGCGAGGGTGTCCGCCGGAAGTGAGGCGATGTTACATTCCATGTCTGCCCAAGTAAGCTACTACAGCGAATATATCTCGAAAAATCCCGATTGGAAATTCGGCGGCGTATTTGTTGACGAGGCGATTACGGGAACTAAAGACAACCGCCCCGGATTCCAAAAAATGCTGTCTGAGGCTCGTGCAGGGAACATCTCTCTAATAATAACGAAGTCCATTTCAAGGTTTGCAAGAAATACCGTCACCGTTTTAGAATCGGTGCGGGAGTTGAAACGCCTTGGGGTGGACGTTTTTTTCGAGGAACAGAATATACATAGTCTAAGTGCCGAGGGTGAATTAATGTTGAGTATTCTCGCCTCATATGCCCAAGAGGAATCCCGCTCTGCAAGCGAAAATTGCAAATGGCGTATTCAGAAGAACTTCAAAGAAGGCAAGGACAACTTCGGTATGCGAGTGTTGGGGTATCGTTGTGTTGAAGGTGTTGTAACAATTGCCCCCGAAGAGGCTGAAATCATTCAAGCAATTTTCACCGATTATCTGAACGGAATGGGGTTGACTGCTATTTCCAAAAAGTGTGCCAAGCGAGGTTTCAAAATCAGCACGGCGGGAGTATCAAGCGTAATTCGTAACGAAAAATACACTGGTGATATGCTACTTCAAAAGTATTTTCTGTCTGACCATATTTTCAAGAGGAAAGTCAAGAACACAGGACAACTTCCGCAATATTACGTTAAAGACCACCATGAGGCGATTATCTCGAAAGATATGTTTGAGGCAGTTCAAGTTGAAATCAAACGCCGCAGTGATAATCACAACCCCAAGCGAAAACCACCAGAGCATGGCTATCCCGAAATGAAAGATGCCGCTTGGCAAAGAAAACTTGAGTGGTACGAAAAGCGAAAGGAAATGGATTCAGGTGAGCAAGAAAACTAATATTACAGTTATTCCGGCTACTATTGCTATGCACTCAACGCAGACATTCAGCCCTGCCAATAAACGGCGGGTGGCGGCTTACGCAAGGGTCAGCACCGACTCGGAAGAGCAAGGCACGAGTTTCGTCGCACAAGTGGATTATTACACCAATTATATCGCGGAACGTCCGGAATGGGAGTTCGTGTCTGTATATACCGATGAAGGTATTTCTGCAGTCAATACCAAGAAACGCGAGGGTTTCAAAAGAATGATTGCCGATGCACTTGCGGGGAAAATCGACTTGATTGTTACCAAGAGCGTGAGTCGTTTTGCTCGAAACACGGTGGATTCGCTGAATACTATTCGCCAATTGAAAGAAAAGGGTGTGGAGTGCTTTTTTGAGAAAGAGGCAATCTGGACGTTTGACGGCAAAGGCGAATTGCTCATAACTATTATGTCGAGCCTTGCTCAAGAGGAAAGTCGTTCTATATCAGCAAATGTAACGTGGGGGCAGAGAAAGCGATTCGCAGATGGGAAAATATCACTTGCTTATAAACGGTTTCTTGGCTATGAAAAAGGAGCAGATGACCGCCCAAAAATCGTAGAATCCGAGGCGAAAATAGTTCGCGAAATATATCAGATGTATTTGCAAAGCATGACGATTCGGCAAATCGCCGCAAGTCTCACGGAGCGAAAAATCCCCACTCCCGGCGGGAAAGAAATCTGGGCAACAAGCACAGTCAGAAGTATTTTGAGTAATGAAAAATACAAGGGCGATGCGTTACTTCAGAAGACTTTCTGCGAAGATTTTCTTACTAAAAAAATGGTGAAGAACGAGGGGCAAGTTCCGCAGTATTATGTAGAAGAATCACATTCGGCGATTATCTCCCCGGAGATTTTCGAGTTAGTGCAATATGAGTTAAAGAAGAATGCTTACCTCGGTAGTAGCAGACGGAGTAATGCCAGCCCGTTTTCGGGAAAGATTATCTGCGGTGCTTGCGGCGAGTCTTTCGGCTCGAAAACGTGGCACAGTACCGATGCTTATAAAAAGAAAGTGTGGCAGTGCAATGGAAAATATCGCAAACGCGGTAATCCCAAATGTCAAACCCCACATTTATCGGTGGAGCAGTTACAAGGGGTGTTCGTAGATGCGTTCAACAAGATTATTTCCGACCGTGAACGGTACATAAATGCACTTGACCCTGTACTTGAAATGCTCTCCGCGACTGCTGATATAGATTCCGAGGCAGAAATTCTAAACGAACGATATGTGGGAATCTATGCACAAATGGAGATGTTGGTTGTCGAAAATGCTCGGCACTGCCAAGACCAAGCCGAGTATCAAAAGCGGTACGCTGACTTAAACTCCCGATACGAGTTGGTAAAAAAGAGACTTGCGGAGTTAGATTCTGAGCGGCAATCGAGATTGGCACGAAAGGGGAAGGTTCTGCAATTTATAGAAACGCTCCGCGGTCGTGAATCGCTCCTTGAATGCTTTGACGAAACCTTGTGGAGGGCTACAGTGGAATCGGTTACGGTTCATTCGCTCGGATGTG